CTGTGTACAAGACCATCAAATCGGCCCTGAAATCGCTCAGAATGGATTCCACATCCGAGTGTGCCCCGACACTCTTGAAGGAGAATATCGCATCGCTGACTTCATATTTCGCACCCAAGGCAATAAGCATACGGCTGTACTTCACATACAGCTCGTCTATCTGTCGTGCCAGCTTGTTGGCCGCTGCCCTTGCTTTTCTGTCGTGCCAGTTCATATTAGAATGTCGGTTCGGTTATGTCCATCAATCGTAAGTTCTGTTGTCTTTGTTGTTCCTGCGCCTTTTCCTGTGCCAAACGTTCCAACTCCAGCCCGTGATTTTCCACCAGCGGGTTCTGACGTACTCCGCCCTCAATGCTCAACACTCCCGCCTCTACTGCGGTTTTTATATTTGTCAAGTCATCAAGCACATCATCGGGCATCGGGGAAGCGAACTCATAGCTTATATCCAAAAGGTCAATCTTCCCGTCTGAATCCAGCTTTGGGAACAACACCTTCATTACGGCCTTTACAAGGTTAATTTCACGGTCTATCAGCTCCCCGTATCTATCCTGGTGGTTTTTTGCCTTTAACAAAGGAGCCATGAACACATACTGCCAGGCCTTGCCACTTGGTACACTCATGCTCTTTATGGAATCAAAGCTTATGTCAGCCGAAAAGGTCATTCCGTAAATTAATCTTTCCAGAGTGTGATACTCGTTGGTTCTGTTCTCCGGGGCCGTGTCATAGGTTAAATACGCCACTTTTCCGCCATTCTGCACTTGTATGACCGCTCCCGTGTCCTCGGAATCGGGTAGTCCTTTTATAATTCCCTCTCCGACCAGTTTGGGGTCAGCGAAATAGTCGTTCACATCGGCATCCTTGCATTGGATCTCCTCACGCCTTTCAATGAGCGGCTGAACACCATCCCACTCAACGGGTTGCTCGTAGATAATAACAGGAATCTTGCCGATGAAGTTTGTTTCAACATCTACTTTCCAGCCTATGCCCGAAGCCCTGCCCCTGTAAATCTGCTCACTTGTGTAAACGTCAAAATGTTTCTCTATTGTCTTGTCGTTGTTGGTTGTTTCGTAATACCGCCCAAAGACTATCAGTTTCCCGAACTCGTCTTTCTTGTAGTATAAGTGGTCGCCCTTTGAATAGGCCAGAACCTTTGTTTTTAGGGCTATGTTTCCACTTTCATCAAGGTATAGGTGGTACAGCTTGGCAGAGATTGTTTCGGCCCCTGCGAGGGTCTTTGCCTCCCTTATGGTACTGTGGAAACGGGTGTCTTTGATAATCCCCATGAAGGCCACAAAAGCCTCGTCTGCCTCTTCCGCCTGGTTGGAGAATGTTCCCTGCTCGCCAAAGAGAAATGCCGTTGCTTGCTGGTTTATCATCCGCTGAAAAGGAATCGGGAGCTTTGCCGTTACCTTCGGCTCTTTGCCCTTTCTTTTCTTGTCGGGTCTGTTGGCTGCATTGTGCAGCGTTGGGTCATACTGAGAAAGAGCTAAACTTATGCGGTCATCGAAGTTCTCCAATCGGTCTTTTGCACGGGTCAAATCGGCCTCGCTCAATAGTTCAACCAATTCCTGCTTGCGACCCAAAGCTGCGTTCAGCTCGTTTTTCAATACCTTTATTACGCTGTTTATCTCTACTGACATGGCTTCTACTTTATTCTTTATAGTCCTAAATCATCCTTGCTTATCGGCCCCACATTGCGCCCAAGTGTCTTTTCATACACCACATACCGCACGGCATCCATAGCGTGGTCAAAATCCTTCACTGGCTGGTTGACAAACCCGCCATCCTTATTCTGCTCCCAGACGTAGTTCTTTATCTCTCTTATAACATTATGGCTGCTTTGTGTGATGTAAATGTCAAATGTCTGCATCTGGGTTATCCCCGCCTGGACACTCCCGGCGGGCTTGCTGACAGGGGTTACCCAAAGCCCTGCGTTCCGCAACTCGGCAATCAGTCGGGGATCGGCACTCTCGGAAACAATCTCCTCACGATAAGGAGCCAGCGCATCTATCAGATTGTCGGTCAGCATATGGGTTGCATAGAACAGCTCATGGAGATATAACGCTCTTGCCTCTATGTCCAACCCTACCTGAACAGCTGCCGAGGGGTGGTTTGAAAATCCGAAGTCCAGCCCTATGTAACGCTTGCGGATCGTTGGGGGAATCTGTTCCACCAATGACCAGTTTGTAAAGATGAGCCCATCGACCATCGATTGCTGACCCTGTCCGTAGATTGTCCACAAGGAGCGGTTCCTGTCTTTCAAGTCCTCTATCTGCTCAATGACCCTCTGCTCCAGAAAGGGGTTGTCCTTATAAGTGGTGACAAAATGATACGTCTTTTCATCCTTATTCAATTTGCTTATCCAATGCTCGTCGGTAAAGCTCGGATTGTAATCCAATATCGCCAGTTGTGTGGTACGCATCTGTAACTGTTGCCACTCGATAAAGGTCAGCTCGTTTGCCTCGTTGACAAAGAGGATATCACGTTTCCGCCCCCTTAACTTCTCCTCGCTATCGGTGGAGAAAAACTCAAACCAGCTCTTGTTGGGCAGGGTGTAAATCAAGTCCGATTTGTTAAATGCCGAATCATCCCATAGCTCCATACGCAAGAGGATGTCTTTGAAATCCCTCAATACGGAACCCTTCAAAGCGGGTAGGGTGGCTCTGACAATTGAGCATGAGGTTTCCTGATTTAACAGAAGCCGCTGAACGAGCCAAAGGACAATGTTGTACGTCTTTCCCGATCGTGAGCCGCCTTGTGCCGAAATCACGGAAAAATCCCTTGACGCTTCTTCCAGCCTTTGAAAAACACTCGTTGTCTTTACTCTAACCTTCTCCATTGACGATCTCTATCTCTATCTTCGGCAAAAGGTCTTTGCCGTCTTTGCCTGTTAATTCAATATAGTTTTGGTTCAGCATCTTCCGCTCCTCTGGTGTGCAGATAAGCCTGTAAAGTGCCAAAAGCTCGGATGCCTTTGGGGACTTGTACAGCTTTGCCCGTATTGCGGATTTGGTGCGAATCTTGTTTTTCTCCAATAGGCCTTTTAGGTCGTCCATTTCGTCAGACCCAACGGGGAAATAATCATAGAAGGTCTGCTTGGAGCAGGGAATGAATGCAATAATATCCTCAATAAAGAAAAGGTTGTTTTCCTTTATTGCGGTTTCTGCCTGCTGGTATAGCTTGTCCCTGTCGAATGCCATGTCTTGCTATTTATCCCATGTATTATTTCTTCCGAAATGCCCCCATTCTGCGGTCTTTGCATATATAGGCTTCAATAAGTCCAGTTGTTCTATCATTCCCCTTGGGGAAAGGTCGTACCCTTTTATCGGCTCGATATGCCCATCAATGATTGCCGTTGCTTCAACTGGCTGGTCGTGTCCTATGGCGTAAGCAAGCCATACGTAAACTTCATTGGCACATTTTTTCTTTAATATATCAACGGCTATCTTTCTCGCCATATACGCACCACTTCTATCTACCTTGCTTGGGTCTTTACCGCTGAAGGCTCCGCCACCAATCGGTACGTGTGGGCCGTAGTTATCAACGGCCAGCTTGCGCCCCGTAAGGCCCGTGTCGGCATCAAATCCACCACACGACCAATCTCCTGCCGGGTTGGCGTAAACGTTGTATCCATCTCCTCCGAAATAACCCCTTACCAAATCCTCAATCTCTTTTGATGTTGTGTTCTGGAAACTGGCGACCACACTTACCAGTTCATTGTGGTTGCCAAGCGTTACCTGCGTCTTTCCGTCTGTTGGGAATTGTTCATATATATAACGGCACAGATTACGGCTCATCTTTACCTCACGTGGTATCATCTCTATTGTTTCTCTTGTTGCGTATCCCACCATTATTCCCTGATCACCTGCGCCGCCCCTATCAACCCCATTTGCTATGTCCGAAGACTGCCTTACAATGTTCACTTGTGTACCGTATTTATCCCCGACAATGCCATTAACAATATCTCTTATGTCAACAAAGGCGTTGGTCGTCATCTCTCCCGTTACGGTTATGATTCCGTGTCCGCCCATTGTCTCAATGGCTACTCGGCTCTTTGGGTCTTGTGTTAAGCAGGCATCAAGAATGGCATCGCTTATCCTGTCGCAGATTTTGTCTGGGTGCATTGGTGTTACTGATTCGGCTGTTCTCATTCGTTGTTTTTTTTATTCCATAATCTTGCCGTTCTTTTTAATAACTAAATCAGGGTCTAACTTTTTCATTCTATCAACAATAACCTGGCAGTATTTCGGGTCTAACTCCATACCGTAGCATTTGCGGTTTAATTGGTGGGCAGCAACCATTGTCGAGCCGCTGCCGAGAAATGCATCGTATATTTTATTTTTATCATGGTTATCCTCTAATGCCATTCCAATTAAAGATATTGGTTTCATTGTCGGATGAACCGTGTTCCGTTCTCTTTTTATTTCCCAGACATCGCCTCTTAATGTTTTTTGACCGCCAAATTTTCCGTGATAAAGAATTATCTCATGTTGTTTAAAATATTTATCTAAATGTTGTGCAGGAGTTACTTTATTCCAAACTATAAATGATTTTACAGGTTTTTGTAAATCCTCAAGCGCTTTTCTAAATAAATGAGAATATTGCCAGCTGCAACAAACATAAAAAGTATCACAATTTATATTTAAAGCATCGTAAAGAAACTGAGTAAAATCTTCATCACTCATTTTGTCATTTGCAATTTTATCTCTTTTATCTTTTACTCCTTGGTAATCTATATTATAAGGCGGGTCAGTAAACACCATGTCCGCCTTCTCCCCATTCATCAACTTTGCCACACTATCGCTGTCGGTGCTATCTCCACACATCAGACGGTGTTCCCCGATTTCAAAAATATCGCCCACT